AGGCCATGTATCCTGGCGACTTTGGGGATCCGGCAGAAGATTGCAACTGCCGTTGTGCTGCTCTGACAAGGGCCAGGAAAGCCCTGGATGCTGATGAACTGAAGGTGCTTCAGGAGAGGGCAAAGTTCTTTGGGTTGGACAAAGCTGAGGACTTTGCAGAATTCAAAAAGAGGTATCTAAAAAGTGTGAAATAATGATGTGCCGTGAAAGAGGGGGTGGTTCCCATGCCCTATTAAGAAACACAACAACATCATAAGAAACAGAAGAAATAACGAAAGAAACAAGAAATAACGAAAGAAATAACGTAACGCAACTATTTCCGTATTGGAAACAGTTGCGTTTTTCTATGCAAAGAAAGGAGACATCAAGATGATCAATTGGAAGCAGAAGCTGACCTCCCGGAAGCTGTGGGTGGCTGTGGCTGAATTCGTGGGTATGCTGCTGATGGTGGTGTTCGGTGTGGCTGAAGACACTGTGGCCCAGGTGACGGCACTGATCATGGCTGGCGCTGGTGCGGTGGCTTATGTGGTCGCTGAGGGCCTGGTGGATGCCAAGAATGCGGAGACTATTCTGATCCCTGATGAGCAGGAAACTGCCGAAGGGGATGATGTGTAATGGCAAGAACCAAAGGTCAAACCATAGCAGACTACGCAGAAAGCAAGATAGGATGTGCTTATATCTACGGCGGATATGGCGAAAAAAAGTGTACGCCTTCCTTCCGTAAAGAAAGAGCCGGGGCCTATCCTGGACAAAAGAATAACATCTACAACAATTGCAAGGTGCTGAGTGGTAAGCAAAGCACCTGCACGGGCTGTAAGTGGGACGGGAAGCAATCCTATGACTGCGCACAACTCACCAGATATGCCTGCAAGGCTGGCGGTCAGGAACTTGTCAGCGGTGCAAACAGCCAGTGGAATAAGACTCCATGGTATAAGAAGGGCACCATTGACAGCCTGCCGGATGTTCCAGGTGTGATCCTCTATCACGTCAACGCCAGTGGCACCATGACGCATACTGGTGTGTACGTTGGTGGCGGCTATGCAGTGGAAGCCCGTGCTGCCAAGTATGGCGTGGTGAAAACGGTGGTCAAGAATCGCACCTGGACACACTGGGCGGCACTGCCTGGTGTACTGACGGGTGAAGTGGTAGCAACCACGCCTTCCATTGAAAAGCCGGAATCCCCTGCTCCTGCTGTTCCTTCCACTACGACCAAGGCAAGTGAGGTGATCACAATGACAACCTTGCGCAATGGCAGTCAGGGCACACAGGTCAGAGTCCTGCAATGGCTGCTGAATGAAAACGGCTATAATGCTGGCACTGTGGATGGCATCTTTGGCACCAACACCAAGAATGCCGTTAAAGCCTTCCAGAAGGCCCGTGGGCTTGAAGTGGACGGCGTTGTGGGAAAGAATACATGGTCTAAACTACTAGCTTAAAAGCCCCTTTCCGGGGCTTTTAATATACGTCTGGGATGACGTAAATATCCCTCCAATCATCGTGACGCAACCACGTTAAAAGCGTAAAGAAAGGAATGGAAACTATGAATCTCACTGAAATCCTGAATGCACAGGGCATCACTGAAGAAGTTGTCAATGCGATCCTGGCGGCTATGCGTGAGAATAAGATCTTCACGGCATCCGAGGAAAACCTTGATATCCGATATGGCAAGCTGAAGACTGAAAGCGAGGGCTACAAGCAGCAGCTCGGTCAGGCCAATGCCACTATTGAAGATATGAAGAAGCTGACCAAGGGACAGGAAGCTGCCCAGCAGAAGCTGGTTGCCTATGAGCAGCAGATTGCTCAGATGCAGGCGGAAATGGAGCAGACCAAGATTGATGCTGCGGCACGATATGGCCTGCTGGCTGCTGGCGTGGAAGATGTGGACTATGTGCTGTTCAAGCTGAATGAAAAGCTGAAGGCCAATGGTGACAAGCTGACACTTGATGAAGGTGAAAAAATCAAGGGTTGGGACGATCACCTGGCAGCACTGAAGACTCAGCTTCCGGCTCAGTTCAAGGCGGCTTCTGACAGTGATGACGGTTATCAGGTGCTGAATCCCCTTAAGCTGAAGGGCGGCGATGATGGCGAAATGGCGCCTTCCGCTGAAACCTTCAAGGCTATGGGCTACGAACAGCGTGTGGCGCTGAAGCAGAAGAACGAATCTCTTTACAGGCAGTTGGCTAAGTAAGCCCTGCGACTTCAAAAATGAAAGGATGAATGAATTATGGCACGTACTGGTCTTTTCGGCGGTTTCTATTTTGATGAGGAAGTCTTTACCGACATGATGCACGAGGCAGATTACTGGCGTAATCCTGTGCTGGCTTCCGGCATTGTGCGTCAGGATGCTTCTATCATGAATGCCATTGGCGCTCATGGCAATGTGGCTACCCTGCCCATTTACACTCCCCTGAACATCCATGACGAAAACATGGGTGCTCTGAACAACGATGGCAACACCAACAACGTTCCCGTGGAGATTACTGGCAACAAGCAGACCTGCATGCTGATCCAGCGCATGAAGGCTTTCAAGGCCAAGGACTTCACCAAGGAGCTGACTGGCGCTGATCCCATGGGCCAGATCAAGGGCAAGATCCAGAACTATTACACCCAGGTTTGGGAAAATGAGCTGATGAACATTGCCAATGCGGTGATGACTGTGGATGGTCTGAGTGATCATGTGACTAACCTGTCCGTTACCACTGGCACTGTGGCGGACAAGAACATGATCAACGCCACCACTCTGATTGATGCTGAGCAGGCTGCTCTTGGTGACATGGCTGGCGGCCTGGGCCTGCTGGTTATGCACAGCAAGATCTATGCGGCTTACAAGAAGCTGCAGCTTGTGGAGTACGACAAGTACACTGTTGGCGGTGTGATCAAGCAGGACGTGACTCTGCCTACCATCGGCGGCAAGCATGTGCTGGTGACTGACTATTACACTGTGGACACTTCCATCCCTGGCTTCCCGGTGTATAAGACTTACCTGTTTGGTGAGGGTGCCTTCCTGTCTTGCGACAAGAAGAACTATGAGAATCAGTACACCACTGACTATGATCCTGAGACTTCTGCTGGTATTGACATGTTCTACACCAAGCAGGGCAAGGTGCTGCATCCCAACGGCCTGTCTCTGGCGGTGGATGGCATTGCTGCTGAGTCTCCTACTTTTACGGAACTGGGCAATAAGGCCAATTACAGCCTGAAGTTCAACCACAAGAACGTCAAGATGGGTCTGATCAAGTCCAACGGCTAAAGAAGGGAGGTGCTCTCACATGAACAGATTTGTGATTGTGAATGAGCTGCCATACCTGTTTGCCAATGGCAAGACCTATGCTGTCCGATGGGATGAGGAAGGTTTTACCGTGGGGGCGGAAGTCAAACTGGCTTCCGTCCCTGGCGTAACCTTTTCGGAGTTGTCCATCAAGGCAAAATGCGCAATCCTGAACAGCATTGAGGAAAAACCGAAGGCAGGCAGGAAAAAGAAAGCATCCGCAGAGGTGAACGCCAATGATCATGACGGTTGAGGAACTGCGGCGGTATATCGAAACAGATGAAGATGATTTTTCTCTGGAAGCAAAGCTGCAGGCGGTTGAGCTTCTGATTCGTGGCTATACTCATAACGATTTCATCAAGCGTGGCTATGCCCGGATTGCTGATGTCGTGGGCGGTGAGTTCACGATGGAAGAAAAGTCATGGTATGAAGTTGGTAACACCATCCAGGTGCTCAATTCTGACAAGAATGATGGCCTGTATACCGTGAAGACTGCCACGGACAACACTTTTACCGTCAATGAGCGCACCCGTGATGAAATTGACGTGTATGTCATGCTGGTTGAGTATCCCATGGATGTCAAGATGGGCGTTGTCAATCTGATGAAGTGGGAAATGAACAACCGTGACAAGGTTGGAGTGCAGTCTGAGACGATTTCTAGGCACTCTGTGACGTACTTTGACATGAGCAATGATAATTCCATCATGGGCTATCCGAAGGCTCTGATGGGCTTCCTGAAGCCGCACATGAAGGCCCGGTTTGGAAGGGGCATCAGAGCATGAAGGGAATTGGCGGCAACACCAAAGCTGTGATCCAGGTGCGCACAGAATCCGGCAGGAATGCCATTGGTGAATCTGTGCTTGCCTGGACGGATGTGCAAACCATCAAAGGCTGGCTTGATCTTTCATCCGGCGATTCCAGATACAACACCTATAACACCAAAGTCCAGGAATCCACACATGTCTTCATTGCGGATTTCGTGCGGCTTGACAGCAGGATCAGTGCTGAGTCTTCCAGA